TAGCCGCCGCAAGAACCTTGGCTTTTTCCTCATCGGACAGTCGCGCCGTCTGAAGGTCGATGGCGTTACCGTGGGTGTGCTGAGAACCACGAGCGCCACCGGCTGCCGCATTTCGGGCGTGATCACGATGTCCCGAGTTGATCACAACGGGCGGAAGGTCGGGCGTCGTCTGGAGGCCCTGAAGCATCCTCTGCGCCGGTTCTGACAGTCGCTGGTCAACACCAGGAGCGAACGAGAAACTACCGCGTGTCTCACGAAGCGCCGCCGCACGCTCCTGTGCCGGCATCTGCTCCAGCGTGGCAGTCCGATAGTCCGTTGTCCATCGCTGGCGAAGCTCCTGGGCCTGCTGCTGCGTGATAAACCCGCGCTGCATGGCGTTGTCGATGGCCTGCGAACCGGAGGCAATCAGCCGCTCGCGCTCTGCATCGTCGTTGGTCTTCAGGGCTGCATCGCGAATGTCTGTGAGGGCCTGGTTGGTTCCGGCAATCCCCACGTCCCGATCACGGCTTTGCACGAGAGTCTGAACACGCTGGGCACCCGTTGCGACTTCCGGCTGGGTAGAGAGAAGGAACCGCTCGCGCTTCTGCGGATCACGGATGCCAGCGGCGGCTTCCTGCCTGATCCTCTCGGCCTCGCTCCCGTATCGTTCCGTCCACTGCTGATAGTTCGGATCGTCGGGGCGGAAGGAGCCCTCAAGGTTCACGCGCCCCGTTGACCACGCGGCACGAGCGCGCGCTGTCTCGATGTCGTCGGTTTCCGACTGGTTCCTGCGGGCCTCGGCATAGAGCGTCTTGCCGGCATCCTGAAGGCCGGAACCGAAGTCCCTGACGCCACGGGCAACGCCTGTCAGATCGACTTCAGCAACAGCCCTCCCGCTTCGGGCGGACGGTGCCTCGCCTAGATCCACATAGCTCGGCAGCCTCGGCATCAGCGATAGCCCCGATACTTGGTGTAGAGGCTCGAACCACCCGACAGGAGCCCGCCCATGGCTGAGAAGTAGGAGCCCGTCTGCGCCGCCTGCCCTGACATACGGGAGGCTTCGGCCTGCATCTCGCGGCCACGGGCACGGTTCTCGCCAAGAGCGAACTGCATCAACGCCTGCTGCTCACCCTCGCCGGCAATGTCGGATGCAAGGCCCACAACGGTCGGATCAGTCGTTCCGCCACCAGAAGAAGCTGAAACCGCCTGAAGCCTGGATTGGGTCAACTGCTCTTTCCGGCGCTCCTTGAAGGCTTCACGCTGGGCAGCGGCGCGCTCTTCCTGCGCCTGCTGCTCCAATTGCTTCGCCTTGAACTCCGCCTGCTCTGCCGCAGCCTGCCCGCCGGCAATGGTGCCGACAGCGGACACGGCGGTCCCCGCAAGGCCGGCAATCGTTGCTAGCGTCTCAAGTCCTGCCATTCACACCTCCCAGACCCAGACATCGCCCCTGCGGACGAAGCCAAGCCTCTCCAGCCACCGTTCAGCGGCCGGAACCTGTTCGTCTGCCATTGCGATGATCCGGGTGAGCCCCCGGCTGCGCGCTTCCTCAAGTCCCCGCCTCACAGCCTTGTGGAAGGCGAGCGGGAACCGACTGATGTGTTCATGTCCTTGAACGAAGGCCACGACATGATCGGGCATGAAGGCGAGGCCACCGAAGGCCAAGACCTCATCACCCTCCAGAACCGAATAGCCCCACAACCTGACGGGCGGAACGTCCACCCATGCCTTTACATCCGAGGCTATGAGTGGACGGACGGTTACGCTTTTTCGTGAACCGTCATCCCGATCACGGCAGCCGCTACGGTCGCCGGTCTCGGAGATTGCGCTTTCAGGCAAAGGCGAGCATCCGTGTCCCACTCTCCGGGCAGTTCAATCGACGGCAGTTCCGTCTCTGACCAGATCGTGTCGTCATCGATGTTGAAGCCCTTCTCGTTCAGAGGCAGGCTGTCCATGGTGTCGAAGGACTGTCCGAACTGGACGCCCTGACAGTGGGTGTCGTTGAGAACCAGGGCGACGTGATCCAGCCGCTTTCTCTGCGTCAGGGGAGACGGGGAGAGGTGGGCGAGCTTGGCCGACTTGAACCGCGCCGTGTATGGCAGACCAACGCAGGCATTCGTCACCGACGAGGCAAGGCCGGTAATCTGGCCCGACGCCACGGTGAAGGTTCCGAGATCCTTACCCACCGTCTGCGTCGTTCCATCGGGGAGCGTGACCGTGAACGGGCTTGAGGTATTCCAGCCCCAAACCACCACGCTCTCACCCTCAAGATGGGAAAGCCCGGTAATCGTCGTGACCGCCGATCCCGAATAGGCAAGGTGGCAGTCGGCAAGATAGGCGTCCGGCTGACCAAGGCACTCGTCGTCCCTGACGATCCGCTCGATGTAGCGTTTCGTGGATGAGTTGATGGTGCGCTTGACGATGTAATAGACTTTATCCCCCGTCGTGGACGGGATGACGCACACGTCCTCAACCTCATCGCCGGAGGTCGTTTCCCAATTATACCACGCAAGGACTTCCTCACGCGGCTCATAGACGAGGATCGCAACCGTTCCATCTTCAAGGACGACGTGAATGCGGGTGTCCGGCTGCCTTTGAACGCCGATCCTCTTGACGCCGGCTGCAAGGATGTCCGTCGCCAGCTTGTTCAGGTCGCGGCTGTCGTAGTCCTGCGTTTCCACATCGAAGGCGAGTTCGTAGATTTTCTCCAGCCCGGCTTGGGCATAGACGCCACGACGGTCGATCTTGACTGCGGGAATGCGAGCGGACCCCTGTGTCGAGGCGTCCTTGATTGCAAAATTGGTAGGCGTCAGCGGCTCGTCGAAGGACGAGGACTTGACCACCTTTTCCGCCGCATCTGTCCCCATGAGAAGGCGCTGCATGGACAGGAGCCACGCAATCGTCTGGACGGGTCCTGTACCAATCGAACGGCTGATCGGCCCGGCATCCCCCTCATAGTCGATGTCAAACGACGTGAAGTCATCCGAGACGGAAGCCCACAGTTTATCTGCGCCAGCGAAGCACAGGCGCTGTTCGTAGAACTCGACCGCCGAGGGATAGCCCCTGCGATCCGACCACTCACCCTCAAGCCAGCTGTCGGTTGGCGTCGTGATGGCCGAAAACGGAGAAAGAACTTCTCCTGCTGCCGACATTGAATTGGTGATAGATGTAATGCGAACGATACCAGCGCGACCACCAAGAGACGCGCTTCGCCCGGCTGAACCACTAATATCGGACCCCCCAGACGAACTGCTCGACCCCTGGAAGGTCAGGGTCAGGGTTACGGTTCCCGACGTGTAATTGCCAGACTTGATGCCGACCCGATAATAGGCAATCGAGTTGTCGAAGCCGTCCGAGATCGTATGCGTTCCAGCCGCATAGTTGTTGACATCGGCAAAGCCGGAATCCTCGCCGTCGAATGACCGCTGGAGGGTTACTGTTGCTGAGAACGTCCCCGCAACAACGAGGGTGAAGTTTCGTCCCGTTCCCGTTCCTGAAACGCGAATGGCCGGGGTGAAGGTATCATCCCGCGCCACAGTGAAGGGGGCATTGTAACCGGGCGTGAAGATGCGGAAGAGCCCGCCGACATTGGTGCTTTTGAACGTCGGGCGCGTCGCCGTAATGGTGATGTTGCCGTAGGCCGCAGAGACGGACAGCTTACCCCCATTGGAGGGCGAGGCGAAGAACGGCCCGTCATCCGCATTGTATTCCACAATCGACCACGAGTTCGTGGCCCGCCTTTCAACGCGGCGCTGCTTGTAGTCATCGCAGGCGAAGAACACCACGTCGGCAGACTGTGCCCAGCGGATATTCGGGAGATCGGCAGTCGCATAGGGGGACGGGAGGGTCATCACACCCGCCGCCTCAACCTCGATGCTGTCCACGATCACATCGCGGGACAGGAGGCTTTCAAACTGCGGATAGATCGTCGCGGCGTTGGGAGTAAAAGCAAGGGAGTGCGTGCCGGTCAGAAGCGTGGTCTGGCTGATAATGTCATCATCGCCAGCCGTGGTGCCGCACCTGAAGGTGACAGGCCCCCTGTCAACGACAATGCGGAAGGCGTGCTCTACCGCCTGATCACCGCCAGCGACAGACACCGACCGATCAACCGTCACCTGACCGTTGAGGTTGGCGCAGTCCATCGTCAGCTTGCCACCGGAAATCGTCCCGGCCGCACCGCCTGCCGTCGTGACCGTCCAGCCCGTGCCGGACGAGAAGTCGCCATTGGTGACGGAGGTTGAAACGCTCGCCCGTGTGATCGGGGCTTCCGACACCAGGGGGCGAAGGATGAGGTTGGAAAACTCCAGCATCGCAGTCGCGGACAACGACCGGATGAACGGAACAAGGATTGCCTCTGCGTCGGTATAGGTGGACCGCACATAGCGAGTGCCGGGACGGAGCGTCATCGGCCCGAGGATCGACGGCTGCCAGTTGGTCATCTCCGATGCCGAGAGTTTCAGCTTCTCGACATCGATGCGACCAAGCGCCCCCTTGGAGACAATCCCTCGGTTGTAACTGTAAATTCCTGGCAGGCCCTTTGCCATTTGTTAGGCCCTGTCATGGCGTCGGAACGCCCCACGCGACAAAACCCAAGACCCGGTAGGCACACGCCCCACAGGATCGTTCACGGCATCCTTGGCCTTCGCATCGGCAAGGCGGCGCTTCTCAAGACGCCGAAGCTCCTCCAGCTTGGACGAGTTTTGCGTCAGCCTCTCGCAGATTTCAGCGGCGAGGTGCGTCACCACATAGCGGGTGAAGGTCTCAGGCCAGCGGGTCAGATCGAGGCCGTAGGTCGCGCCATTCGAGACATAGCGCACATAGATTGGCGTGATGTCCGCAAACCAGTAATCGCCCTCATCGACGTAATGACGGAGCGGCGTCATGAACGTCTCGGAATCCGAGAGAGCCGCCGTCCTGATCCAGTCGGGAGGCTTCTCGAATGCGTAGGTGAAGCCGAAGGACGGCTCAACCACCGTGTCGGCGGTGAACTCCACCGACCGCATGGCGAAGTTCCAGAAGCCCGCCTCAAGGCAGTAGTTCAGGGCGCTGTCATAACGACCGTCCAGAACCCGGCGGGGCTCCCTGTTCTCCGAAACGGACGACAGGGCGCGCTCACCGATAAGCTCCAGCGCATCGTTGTACACGCCTAATTTGGTTGCCATCAGTATTCCCCGTTCACGAGAATGACGGCCGCCGGCCTCGACTGGTCGAGGAGACGAAGCGTGTAGGGATAGAGCGCGAAGGGCTTGAGGCCATCGGTCACAAGAGCCGCATCCAAAAGGCGCTTGGCCTCGTCCTCGCTATCGGCCACGACCACGCTTGCAGAGCCGACAGCCCAATGCCCGTGGTGATCGTTGCAGATAAAGACCGCCATCAGGCGGCTACCTTCGCGGTATGAGAGGACAGCCAGGCATTGGCGTCATCGGCGGTCTGGAAGCCGGACTGAACGCGCTCGTTGTCGCTCTCGCGGACCACGGCCCACTTCGCCTTGCCGCGCCACTCGACCTTGAGCCCACCAGCAGGGGCCGCCTCGGTCTTCATCAGCGGGCGGTATTCCAGTTCGAACACGTCAGCCCACAGGCGATCAGCAGCACGGACGTAAAGGCGGGCGTAGAAGGAACCCTTCTCGTCGCGGACGTGCACGATGTCGTGCTGGCGCAACTTGACGCCGATGTGAGCCCACGCATCGCGCTGGAACAGCGCCTCGTAGGGGAAGCCATCGGGCAGCGTCAGCGCGTGTTCGATATGCTTGTGTTCTGCCAGCCCCAGAGAGGCGGCGGGGAGTTGAAGTCGCATCTGCGATCCCTTGAAATGAAAAGGGCGGCTCCGAAGAACCGCCCCTCTCGCTTGATGTGTGACCGGATCAGTCGCCGGTCGTGGCCGAGCCAACGGTCGTGCCGAGGGCAAGGTCGGCAGCGCCGCCAGCCGTGACACTCTCTACACGATGGAAGGTCGTCAGCGGCGTGCCGGTATCAACCAGCACAACGCTGTCCGAGACCTGCATGCCGAGGTCGGAGCCGTTGGTCACGTAGTCGTTGCCGTCCACGGTGCCGGCGGCATCCGTGGTACGCAGCTCCCACATGCGATGCCCGCCACCAATCGACTGTGCGATCAGGGCGGGCGGGTTCGTGACGCTATAAGCCATGTGTCATTCCTCCTTACGAAGCGACGTAGGCCGAGCCGTCGTGATTGATGTTCACAACGCCCGTGTTCTGGAGGAGCTTCGCGCCCATGAAGACGGAGGTGCGGACGTAGGAATAATCCTGCTCCTCATCCGTGCCCACGGCCACGCGAATGTCCTTGTTGGTCGCCAGACCGATGGCGGAGCGATGGAAGACGTAGCAGTCCTCCGTCGAGGTGCCGTTGCCGGTCAGGTTCGGGTGCATGATCCAGTTGACGCCGAACCAGCGGCGATAACGCTTCATCGGCCCCGCGAAGGGCTTGATGTCCACGTAATCGGCCGAGGTGAAGGCCGGGATCTGCATGAGGTAGGCATATGCGGCCGGAGAGATCAGGCCGAACATGTTGTCCTCTTCCTGGATCGGAACCTCCGCGCTGCCGAGGATCGCCAGAGCCTTCGCCACCAGCGACAGGGACATGGTGGCAGAGGTGCCGGTGTCCTGCGTGGCGGTGTCAAGCTGCTCGATCACCAGCTCATCCATCTTGCGATTGATGACGCCCATCGAGGACTCCTGCATGATGCGACGAGCGTCGCCCTGCGAGGACTCGATGTTGAAGCTCGTGCGCTGCGGGAGGTCATGCCATTCCGCGAGGGTGCAGGAGTTCTGGGTGAGGTCGTCGGAACGGGCGGGGATAAGGCCGTTGACGCCGCGCGTCACAGCCGAAGCGCCACCGGAGCCGGCAACGAGGAAAACGGCGGTGTTGCCGTTGATGTTCGCCGAAGTCGTGCAGGCGTTGCGAAGATGCGAAGAACGCTCTTCAAAGCTCGCAATGAACTCCTGGCGATAGATAGTCTGGAAAGCCGTCGAGGCCATTTCCATTCTCCATCGTGAGGGGGTTTGTTGGGAGCCGGGTCTTCACGGGTGGCCGGGCATGACTGGAGGGGTGGCCGCCGGGGCGGGGCCTCCTAAGGTCACTTGCGGGGCGCTTTGACTGGCAAGGTTGCGTGTCGCGGGCGGGGCCTTGCGGGGTGGCCGCCTCAAACACAAAAGCCGCCCGAAGGCGACAGAATGCCTTTGCTGCTCTCTTAAGCCGCGCGGGCGTTCATCTTCTCGCGGGCCGTCACAAGGTCCGCGTATCGCTTCTGCATGGCCGGATCGCCCCAGTATTTGTGGGCATCCGTCGCCATGGTCTGTTCGATCTGCGCAATCTCGTCGGTCATCGACTTGACTGCATTCGTCGTGCCGGCGGGGACAACCGCACCGGCCGGATTGAGTTCGCGGCTGAGGCTCGCCAGCCACTTCAGGACGTGCGGGTTATCGCCGAGCAGTTTCCCGTCAGGACCGCGCCCGGCAAGGATCGCGTCCTTCACTTCGGGGGTGGCGTTGCTGTCGAGGAAGTTCTTGATCCCGTTCACTTCCGAGCGGTAGCCAGCGCCCCACTCGTCGCGAAGCTCGTCCTGCGCCTGGGAGCGGAACGCCTTATCTTGCTCATGCCGCTCGGACAGGATGCGCTCCTGCTCCTGGGCATACCAGCCGATGGCGTCGTTAAGCTGCGTCGGCGTCCAGTTCTTCTCGTGCGCCGTCTTGGCGAAGGATTCCAGAACCGGCTTGTCAGCCTCGCCAAAGACCATGCCCTTCGGGGGCTGCACCGCCTTGACCATATCCTCCACGGTCTCGGGGATGCCGTTCTCTTTCCGCCACTGCGCCACTTCCTCGGGCTTGGCGTCGGGGCCAAGGGGTTTCTTGATGCCCTCGGTGCGGATCTTCTGCTGCGCCTCGAAACCCGCCTTGGCATAGTTCGCCGGGGACGAGTATCGCTTCAGGTGCTTCAGGAAGGATTCATCGGTGCCGGCAAGGCGCTCCCGCCAGTCCTCGGGCCAGTCAGCCTTTGCGGGCTCCTTCTCAGTCTCGGCCCCGTCCAGCAGGGTTTCGACCTTACCGGCGTCCGTGGTCGCCGGAGGGGCGGAAGCGCCCTCAGTGGCCGTCTCTGTCGTTTCTACAGTGTCCGCCACGTCGGCGGTCAGATCAGCTTCATCAGCCATTCGGGGTTTCCAGTTTCTCGATGTCGCGGGAGTTCATGTTGATCATCCCGGCAACGTGGATGCCGACAGACCTGCGGCCCTCGGCGTAATCGGTCGCACGCGCAGCATCGGACCCGCCCGGCCTGAAGGACGGCCTGCGGATGTCGGAGAGCTTGTAAACGACCAGATCGAAGAAGCGCTTTTGCTGTTCCGGGTTGGCTGTCCCGGTCGCCACGGCCTTGGCCGCCATGACGTCATACTTGTCGAAGAAGACGAGGGTCGGATCGGAGGGGACGAGGGGCTTGGCGGGCTTCCTCAATCGGTGATCCCCCGCGCCGTGACCTTGATCATCCCATGAACGTCAGCACGCTCGATGGAAACGGAGAGGTCCAGCACCCGCTTGCCGTCCCGGCGAAGGCCCTCCAGCCGGTCCACGGTGGACGCATAGACTTCCTGCGGGATGTCGATCAGCCGGAAGGATTCCTTGCCGTCCGCCACATCTCCCCACTTCTCGAAAGCCGGGAAGGTGGCGGTGTATTCCAACTGCCTCATACAGCACCCGTCGTCTGGAACGCGCTGGCCGTCTCGCCCACAGCCTTCGCAAGGTCGAGGCCCTGAGACGCGAGCCCCATCCCCTGCCCTGCCACGGCGGCGAGTTCCTGCATCTGCTGCGCCTGCTGCTGTCCTTCGAGAGCCTGCTCGGACACTTCCTCCGGCACGATCCATTCGGCGTGCGGAACGATGGCGTTGGCCGCATCACGGAAGGCTTTCCGGGTGTCCACCTCGGCCACGAGCTTCTGATCGACCTGCATACCGGCCGCGAGAAGCTGTGCGAGTTCCTGGAACGATGCCGCCTTCTCGCGCTCCTGCGCCGCCTGAAGCGGGGTCTGGAACGAGAAGTTGATCTCCCTGCCCTGAAGCTGACGCGGCATCTCTTCACGGAGATTGCCGAAAGCCCCCTCACGCATGAGGAGGCCCCACGTCTTCTCGCACAGGGCACCGTTGTAATCGGTCTCCAGCGGCTCAAAGAGCGGGAGAGCAGCCCGGACGTATTCCTCTGTCCTGATGCGAACCTCAGTCGCGGTCATGGCATCGCCCACCGGGGGCAGCATGATCTTGTTGAGGTAGAAGGCTTCCTTCAACAGGTCGCCCATCCGCTCCAGCATATCCATGCCGAAGGCCAGACCGCCCTTGTCGGTGAACAGCGGGCGGACGGGTTCGCCCTGTCGCTCGTCGTAGTCGATGTCAACGTAAGTGACCGCCCCGGCCCATGTGTTCACATCGGAGCGAAGGGCTTCCTGATAGGCGATCAGCGGGGGATTGACCGCCTTTTCCCCAGCCTCGAACAGCGTCAGGGTCATCGCCTGAAGCGTGCGAGCGTCGGGAAGGCCGATCACCGTCGCCGGGGAATGGGCATACTGCGACTGCACCGTCTGCCAGCGCGGGATCACATACGGGTGTTCAACGAGCG